GATCACTCAGAAAAAGGCAGCCAAACAAGCTGAGAAAAAGCAAAAAGCTGAAGCCGTCGCATTAAAGAAAGCTGCAACTGCTGAGAAAAAGCGATTGATTTCTGAGAAAAATGCAGCTAAACAAGCTGAGAAAAAGCAAAAAGCTGAAGCTGCAACAGCTAAGAAAAAAGAGTCAATTTCCATAATTCAGTCATTATTCGTCTAAATCAAAAAAAGGTATGAAATTATTGGGATTTCATCGTAATTATCGGTTCGTAGAAGATAACGACAATCGTAACCCAATAGGTAAAAAAATAATTTTAAAAAACAAACCTCAAATTCCAGAAGGATATGGATTATATGAGGAGAGAAATTATTACTACCGTCGTTATAAAAACGAGACAGACCGTTCATTCAAATCCCGAGCTAAAAATAATTTCTTCCATAAAAAAAACCTAAAAGCTGTACCAATGTAAAATTAGGAACCTGTACTACTTTTGGTGATGTTTTAAAATCAAAAAAAAAATCAAAAAAAAAATGCACATAAATTGATTTTTTTTTTCTACCCTTATACAAAAAGTATAAACATTAAAATGACTTCTCTCAGCTTTCCTAAAAAAATCTCAAAAAGAGTTTCCTTTGCGCTAGATAGCGAGGAATTTCTTGCAAAACCAAAACCTGCATTAGTGGCAGTTTATATTAAAGGTTCTGAACAATTGATCTGCTCCATCAAAAATGCATCTGAAATTGAGGAGGAGGATATATTAGCCCTTCGAACTCTCAAGAGATCGTCGAATGGATGGAAACCGAATGAAAGAAACAAACCCACTATTGATGAAACATATCTCTCAGATGAGAATGACTTGGTTAATGCTATTTGTGTGCTTATACAAAATTCAATCAAATGTGACTTTTTATAAAAGAAAAATTAATATAGCTTGTACATAAATTTTTTTTTAAATTGATATAAAAAAAAAGAAAAACATTGAATATAAAAAAGAAAAACATTGAATATAAAAATATACAATGCTTCCAGCTCTTCTTGAATCAGGACTTACCCGGTTAGTATCTTCGGCACCTCCATCATTAACGGCTTTTTATAGGCAAAATGGGTCACCTGAAGATATTATCAAACTTGTTGGTTTATCAAATAAACGTTTTGGTTCAGTATGCGAAGAACTCGTAACAAATTTGGTGAATGGTAAAAAGATTCCTGATAGTAAAGGTCGGTCAGGTTGGGATATGGAATTTACAACTAATCCAACAACTCCCCCATCTAGATTTGAGATTAAATCTAGTCGTTATTGGCGTTCTGGGAAAAACCATTTCTTTAAGTGGCAACACGTTCTACCAGACCACGAATGGTCTCATCTTTTGTTGTGTGCTGTTGATTTTGATAGAATGAGATTGTTTGCATTAAGCAAACCTCAATTTATGCAACTTATAGCAGATGGTAAGATTACTCAGCAAGGTGGTGCAAGTGGTCAGGGATGTTGGTTTGAGTTAAAGAAAGTAATTGATGTTGCAACAGAATTGACAACGGATGTGGATCACGGGAATGGGCAAAAAAGTGAGTACTGGCTCGGTCTATCAGATTTTGTAACGGCTAATCCTGCTTCTCACGAACCGGTTTCACAAAAAGACATTGCAACAGCTATAGAACTTGGTACCATAGCAAGAAAAAAATAAATTGATTTCAAAAATATTCTTATAATTTTCAGTATAAATCAAAAGAATAAAATAACAAACAATTTTATAAAAATATGTCTACTAATTCATCAACTATCCAAGAGCAAATCAGTCGCCCTGTTCGCCAATGGAAACCAAATACTCCTCAAAGAAAACCCAATACGAAGCCAAAGCGCAAAGATTTCTCAACTGTCAACAGTAATCCCGAAACCGGTGTCAGTCTTTGTGTTCCATTTGCCTTCAAAAATGTTGGACCAAAACGAGTGTTTGCCATTTTCAAAAAGCCGACAATTGTTAATACAACAACTGGTGAAATTCACGAAAATGTTTCGCTCGGATTCATTGAGAGAATTGATATCAAAATTCGCAAAGATGGTAATAAATGCATCTTCATTCATTTTGCACCAGGTCGCTGGAACGACGCAAACAGTGAGATTTTGGAAGCGATGAAATCTGGTAAATCTTTGAAAGTGATGACGGATGATAAAGGTCATTTCTGGAAAACAATCATTTCAAAGTCGCAACGACCGGCTGACTACTTTGAAGATGAGGAAGAATCCGTGGAAGATGATTCAAAAAAAGAATCTGAAAAATCGCTGTCTTACGATCGGGAAAACACCGATGGTCAAGCGGTTGAACAAAACGACAATTTTGCTTAAATAATAAAACTCTGTGAGGATAAACACAGCCAAAAAAAAGCAACAATCCTATTGGCGTCAATGGTAACGCATCAGCCTCTTAAGCTGAAGTCACGAGTTCAATTCTCGTATAGGATACCCAATATTGGGTGAAATCTCAGTTAGCTCAGTTGTTAGAGCATCGGTCTTATGAGCCGAAGGTCACGGGTTCAACCCCCGTACCGATAATTTTTTTATAATAAATTGATTGTATTTATAATGAATTATATTACTGTATAAAATACAGCAATGTTATCAACTTGGCAACTTTCTTGGAATGAAAAATCTTATAAAGCCACCGAACGAATGTTAGCTGCGGCAGCATCGGAAGAGGGTAAACATATGGTCCAATCGTGGGGTAATTCATCTGTGAAAAATATTAATAAAATTAAAAGTGGTGATACTGTTTATATTTCTTGTAATAAAAAATGCATTGGTAAGGCAATTATTGTTCAACCATTCAAACAAACAGCAGAAATCACAACCGATAAATTTGCAATAATTCAACCTAACCGCCAAAAAAGACTTGGTAATAAATGGTCTTGTCATCTGAGAATAACTGAAATATATTTTGAAGATTATCAAAAAGAACTTCGTGGTAATCAAAATACATTTTGCAACCCTAAAAAAGCATTTTGGAAGAATACATAGTTGTATATATTTAAATATAATTACTTGTATTTACTTAAATGCAAAAATTAGTAAATAAAAAAAAACCTCTAACGGATAAAAAATGGTTAGAATTAGTAGATCGTCGTTTTGGTATGGATTTTCATTATAATTGGCATCCGATTGATCAACAATTTCGCAGTTATTATAAAACTGATTTTTCTCTTGAAAATAATACAATAATAATTTTTTTTAAAAATTCAAGAACATCTTTACATTTGGGTAATTCTGAATTTCTGGGTGACGAACCAATGTTTCCACCAACATTATTGAAAAATGCATATCACATTAGATATCGTTGCACATTGACGCAACAAATACTTTATGGGGCAAAAATCATTGAAACGGATCTTCCATTAGATGCTTTTCAAATACCGCGTAATGGAACATATATATCGCTATTAAAAGCTCTTAGAAGAGAATAATAAATTGATTTTTGAATTCTTTTTATTCTTTTTTTTAAAAAAATAAAAATCAAACAATGTCAAAAAAATCTGTTATTACTGTTACATTTGGAGATTCTGGAGAGAATCACGTTGGAAATCAAATGATTGGCGAAAAAGTTCAAGAAGGTCAAGGTTTTACACTTGAAGATTTTCAAAAAGCAAAGGAAATTGTTGAAACTATCAATCCCGAAGCAATTGTCACTATTCATAATTTGAAAGAATTATTGATAGATAATATTGGAGAGAAAAATACAACGGAAACAATAACAATTGGTATGTTGGATTATCTCCCCGATGCCGCATTAATTATTATTGAAAATATTCTTTCTCAAGAATTGGCAAATAGTATTGAAACGGAATTGAATACACTCACTTGGGATACAAAATATTGGGATACACGACGACAAAAGGTGTTGAATAAACGAGCGCGAAGTAATTTATGTTTTGATGAAAATGATCAAGAACCTGATTATGAAAATGGAAAAGGGCGAATTGTATCATTTGGTAGACTTCCAAATTTAGAAAAGATAAAAACTTCACTTGGAAAAATATTTGGTGAAAAAGGTCAACATTTAATTGGTGAGGGAAATCGTTATCCTGATAGAACAAAAAATGGTATTGGTTTTCATGGAGATGCAGAGAGATTAAAAGTTGTTGCTTTGCGTTTAAATGAAGCTGATGAAAATGGAGACAGAGGTACAATGCCAATTTGTTGGCAATGGTTTCACCGATCAAAACCAATCGGTAAAAAGTTTACTTTAGATATACCACACGGGACAATATATGCGATGAGTGAATATACAACAGGTTTTAATTGGAGAAAAAGTAGTTTGTATACCTTGAGGCACGCCGCTGGTGGTAAAAAATATACCGATCTTAAAAAAAAATAATGTAAAATAATGTAAAATAATGTAAAATAATGTAAAATAATGTAAAATAATGTAAAATAATGTAAAATAATTATTTTTTTCACTAGTATATATATATGCCAAAGACGAAATCAAGTGGAAGAAAAAAAAAAAATAGAAGTAGGAAAAAAAAAGGAAAATTAGATGTTGTAAAATTGATAAATGTACTAGAAAAGGCTTTATCTAATGTAAGAGAAGGTGAATCTATTTATAAAGAATCTAACGGAAAAGAATTAATAAATAAATTATATAATGATTTGGCGAAACTTACAAAGTCAAAAGGAAGTAAAAATAAATCAATTAAAAAATTAAGAATTATTTGCCAAAAAATGTATAATATAGTAAGTTCTTCTATTCATCCGAATTTATTACAAAATTTAAATATTTTTGAAACAAAAAAATATACACAAGGTCCATCATTTGAAATTTTAAAAGGTGGTGTGTATATACCGGGTCTTTCTGAAGCAGCAGCGGCGTTTGTAGTTAAACAAACAACGATAGCTGTTGCTACCGCTGCCACATATGTTATAGGGAAAGCTGCAATGGCGTATTATGTTCAATATGAAGCAACTGAAAATATAAAAAAACAAACGAAAGACGCAACGGATAAAGCAAAGCGAGGCGTTGAAGAACAATTGAGGAAAGCTGGTTTTGACGATGAGGAGATCACGAGGTATTCAACGGAAATCCGCGATCGTTTAGATTTACCCGAAGCGATGAGGGAAGTTGAATGTCAAAATAATGGTGGTACAATGAGACAAGATGGTATGAGAAGAAGATGTTTGTGCGATCCGAAAAAGTTGACAGAAGGTACGAATTGTCATTCTATTGTAACTGACTTAATGCAAGATTCTTACAATCACGAGGCACGAACAAGCAAATTCAGAAATTATGGACCGCCTGTGCCGGATAGAATAAAATCGCAGTTATTTTTAGAAGAGGCTGAAAGAAAATTAAGAGCACGTGCCCTTCCATCGGGTGTGTCTTCCGCAAATGCAATACCAAAAGGAGAAATTGTAATTAAGGGGCATAAATTTTCAGCAAGAGATCTTGTAGAGTTGGATAATGCTGTCCAATCCTCTGGAGAGTCTGTAAATTTACCCAATCGCATTAAGGATAAACTGATAGATAATATCAGATCAACACAAGTTAGCAATTTAGAAGATGTATTTATTGAAATTGGACTCGGTGACAGTTTATTATTAACTCCAACCGTTATTATGAGAATGCTTAATAATTTTGAAATTACTATAAGAAAAATTTCTACTGAAATTGCAGCCGAGGCTATGGGTGATATTGGACAAAGAATTGAAAGAGTAACAGATGTTGGAACTGGTGGAACAACATATGGTTGGTTAACATTTTTTACTGGTCCGAAAAAAAAAAGGACGAAAAAAATGGTAGCGTCGTGGAAAAGACAAAAGGCTAGTATTAACCAAGATATAAAAATAAGAAAGGATATGATACGATTAATCTATAATGATTTGGTTAGAGCTTTTGAAGATATAATAGCAACATTTGATTCTGCGAGTGAAGACGTTCAAAAGTTATGGGACGATGCTCAGTGGGGTGTGTTGACATTGGGTGCCACGGTACTTGCCAAAGAGGCTGTTATTATCGCAATATTTAATGAAATGAATAATCTTAGATTGGGACAGAATGAAGGTGCAGCGAATCCGCAAATGTTGGAACTTATGGATGGTTTGGGTAAAAAAAAAAAGAAAAAAAAGACAAAAAAGAGGAAAGGGAGGAAAAGAAATAAAATCACACGAAGACATTTTAAATAAAATATTTTAAAATCAATAAAATATTTTAAAATCAATAAAATATTTTAAAATCTATCCCTTAATATTTAATTTATATTTCAAATTTAAATAATAATGAAATCCGCATATATAAATAAATATAAATAAATTAATAAAAATATATAGAAACATTAATATATTTTATATATTATGTCAGCTGAAAACAGAATAAAAGCAGAATTGGAAGAAATTGAAAAAGATCCTCCCAGCAATTGTTCGGCGGGGATGGAATCAGATGATATTTATAATTGGGAGGCGACATTAATGGGACCTTCAAATTCTGTATATGAAGGCGGTGTGTTTCATTTATCTATAAAATTTCCAAAAAATTATCCATTTGCGCCTCCCAAAGTTAAATTTTTAACGAAAATTTATCATCCCAATATTAATATGTCGGGTGGAATTTGTTTGGATGTTTTGAAAGACAATTGGTCACCGGCTTTAACTGTTTCTAAATTATTATTATCAATCAGTTCTCTTTTAACCGATCCAAATCCGGACGACCCATTGGTTATTGAAATAAGTGATATGTATGTAAAAAATCGTTTACAATTTGATTTAACAGCAAGAGAATGGACACAATTTTATGCCAATAATTAAGCCCTTTTAAACATTTTCTCTATTTCAATGAATGTATTTTGCGTATGAGCAATAAATGTTAAGGTTATTGTAACAATAAAAAACAATATATATTTATATTTGTTTATCCAATTTTTATACATTTCTAAAAAAGTTTTTTTATTGCCCCCAACCATTGTGGTATTTTCTACGATATTTTCTACGGTATCTTGAGATGTTGTTTCAATAGATGTCATTTTAATTATATATTATTTAAATTTATAATATATAACGAATCATTTTTTAATAACATTTCCGAAACAAGATTTACAACAAACGCCAGCGACTTCAACCATTGTATTAATATTTAATTCTCCCTTTGTGGCTGAAACAATTAAAGAAGCCATATCACCTAAAATACCTTCGTCAATCATATCTAACAATAATTTTTCCTTAAAATCGCTTATGGGTGCGTCTATAACAACCTGTTTTACCAATTTTTCAACTAATTCTTTTTGTTCATCACCCTTCATATCAGATAATTCAACAGTTTCCATCGCAAATTGCAAAACTTTAATTATTGACTGCGGTGTTATATCCATTTTTGCTGTTTTTTTTTTCATTTCTTCATAACATTCTTCAAAAATACTCATCTTATACTATAAGGATATAAAAAAACTTATTATATCATAATTGTAAATCTATTTAAAAAAATATATTTATATATTATTATATAATTATGCAGATTTTCGTAAAAACACTCACAGGAAAAACAATTACGTTAGATGTTGAACCATCCGATACAATTGAAAATATTAAAACAAAAATTCAAGAAAAAGAGGGTATTCCACCAGATCAACAACGGCTTATTTTTGCTGGAAAACAACTTGAAGATGGTCGTACACTTTCTGATTATAATATCCAAAAAGAAGCAACCCTTCATCTTGTTTTACGTTTGCGGTGATTACCATACAAGTTCTGCTTTAAAAATATCTTGAATTGTTGCATTTTCCCAAGGCTTTCCCGTAATTTCTTTATATTGAATACGATATGGTTTTAATTCTCTGTTTTTTTTTAAAATTGAGAATAAAACAAAATTTTTAAATATACAATCGTAATCATATTTGGTTATTTGATTTAAATTTTCACTTGTAAATTCTTTTTCTCTCCATAATAATATTGCTTTTTTACCATCTTCAATATTTTTATTCATTGGATGATCGTATTTTATATAAATATAATTAAAAAAACTTCAATTTTATTTTCTTCTTAATTGTTTCTTTGTTCTTGATTTTTTTCTTCTTTTTCGGCGTTTCTTCGTTCGGCGTTTCTTCGTTCGGCGTTTCTTCGTTCGGCGTCTACCTCCGATGATTCCATTGGTGATTTTATCTTCTGATCCAGCCGTACCAGATAATCCTGCGGCATCAAGCGATTTTGTGCTTTGGTGAAAAGGTGTTCCATTTACAATTTGTCTATCCCAATCTTCATTGGCAACTGTTTCGTTCTTGTCCGGATCATATCTTTCTACAACTTTTTGATAAGAATTTGTACTACCAGTAAACCATTTATCAAAATTTGCGTTTTCTGTTTCATTAATACTATCAAGTAATCCACCACCGCTTTGTGAAAGTACATCGATATTTTTATCTTCGGAAACATCTTCGTCTAAATCAGCAATGCTAGAAATAATTTTATGATTATCTTTATAATTATTTGATTTTTCATTTTGTATCCTTTCTTTTCTATTAATATTTTCATTAACATTTTTTATAAACTCAGTTTTATTTTCCTTTTTTTTTTGTTTTTTATATTCATCCAATTCTTTCAATTCGTTCAATTGCAATTTATCCTTTTCGTTTTCTCCTGCCAAAAATCTAAAAAAATTTCCAGCCAATGATCCACCCTTCATTATTTTATATGATTTTCTATTACCTTTTTTTTTATTAATCCTACTTTTTTTATTTTTTTTACTTTTTTTAGGATTTTTTTTACGCATTATATATAAAATAATTAGAAAAAATTAATTAGAAAAATAAAAAAGAATAAAATACTAATAAAAGAATTTAATGTTATGTGAAATATATTAAGTATGTCTAGTAAAAAAATTAAACATATATATATATATAGAGATTCGCATTTACCAGAAAAGGGTTGGTTACAAGCTTGCTTTGATTGTTATATAATAACTTCCAAATTGAAATTATTTGATATTTATAAATTACATAATTGTTTTGGAACCACAATAAGCGAATTTTATATATATATGTGTCCTAAATGTAATAGAGAAATACATATAGATAAAAAAAGGTATAATATTTTTTTTAATAATTACAAAAAATATATTTATACAAACTACCCCAAAATATATAACTTGATTATTTCAAAAAAAAAAAATATAGCTGCAACTACAATACAAAAATGGTGGAAACAATTTCAATAGTATTATGTTCATTGTCCAGTTGAACCAAAACCACCTTCACCCCTCTCCGTTGTTGGTAACTCATCATTTTCGTTCAAAAGTACAGCATAAAATGGTTGTAAATCTGCTTTACAAATTTGGAAATATCGTTTTCCAGGCTGCAATGCCATTCTATCTGGATCTGTCTGTTTTCCGAATGCTTGTCCTAAACAATCAACTGCTGCGCACAATTCGCCACGATATCCCGAATCAATAATACCTGTGCTATTGGCCATTCTAATCGCCTTTTTGTAAATAGAACTGCGGGGGTGTAATTTAAAAGGTGTTGGTGATAAAATATACCTATTTCCTTCGTGTTGTTTATTGATATCTCGTTGAATATTATGTATTAAGTTAAAATGGTCATCCCACGTTTCTGTGTTCCAGAGCCTCGCAACGGTTAATAAATTGTTATAAATTGTTATTCTTTTATAAATGCAAAATTTATTTTCAACCAACTCATCAGCTGTTTCCCAAATACTTGAAGGATCTTTAAAATCATACATTGCGCTTTTTAAACCCAATCCAATCAAATGCGAACCGATATCTAAATCATAACTTTTAGTTTCACCAGTATTTGAAGTAGAACATTTTGATTCTCCAATGGGTTGAAATATATCAAAACCCGAATCAAAAGCAAGATTATATTTTTTATATTCATCTTCGTTTACCATAGATTCAAACGTGGTCTCATAACCACTTTCGCAAATAAACGGAATATTATTAAAACCACCCATATTAAGTTCTGAATTTTTTTCATTAGTGTTTAAGGTTGACCAAACCATTAAATTATGTTTATCAATTGCTTTTTTATAAAGTTTTCTTCTTTCGCTATACAGACTATCCCATTCATTGTTTTTCTTTTCAAGCTTAATCATTAAAATAGAGTTGGACATTTTTAATTATTTTTTGTTGAAAAAAATAATTAAAATTTTTAAAATCAATTTATTTTATGCTGGTGGAGTACATTTTTTATTGTTAAATGGTTTTATTGAAGTAATACAACTAGCATTTAATGTTATACTTTTTATTTGTCTAATACGATCACTGGCATCCATTGCAACTCTTGAATTTTTAATTTCTTTTGTCATTGACATCACGCCGCAACCAACACGACCACGCAATAATGAATTTTGACTGCGTTCAACATCATTACATTTCCTATTTTTGATTAAGTTTTCATCGCTCTCTAAAATATCAAAATAATTCCCCATATATCCATGATTCCCGCATTGATAATAAATTTTATTCGGTGCATTTGCTGGAACAGTAAAATCTACGTAAGCACCTGCTGTACCTATTGATCCCGAGGAGATTGATGTATATTGTGTTCCCGTTTTATCAGCAGTGCTCCAAAATTGAATTGGATGCCCACCACCCGCAGCATTTGTTGCATCATTTTGTTTAAATCTGTATGTTTTCTCTTTAACCAGCTTTAATACAGGACTTTCAACGGTATCTAAAAAATATGCATTCCCACTTCCAGTATTATAATAAGGATGGCTAGCAGTTTTTGTACCAACAGTTACTTTATAATTAAATATACAACCATTTTCACTATTTAATACCATTGCGGCCAATCTTTCCGTTCGTGCACTAGCGTGTTGTTCGGGACTTAATTGCCATAAAGGATTTGTGTTTAAATCGCGACATTTCCCATCTGAGCATTTAAGCGCTAATCGTTTCAAACGATTTCTGTTACTAATTTGTCTAATTGGAACCTTTTTAATACCCTTTGATGAACCAACACAGACATTTTTAATAACAGTTTCGCTAGGTCCACCACAACAATCCACTCTTCTATTTTTGAATGCGCGGAGCAATGGTGGTAAAATTTTAGCTCTTGATGCTGTTCTTCCCATTAAATGTTTACCCGTATTTGTATAACTTAAAGCAAATGCACCCGATGCTGTATTTTTTTCAGATAATAATTGTTTAGCTCGTGCTTTTCTTCTCATAACAACCATAGACATCGTAATATATACATATAGTTATCTTTTATTTTTCAGATAAATATTAAATATCTATGTTTTGGATTTTTTTCTAAACATTTTTTTAAAGCCCAATACAATTTTGAATATTTAATGTCCAACAATGTTTTATATATTTTGTTTAAACAGTATTCTATTATTTTTGCCAATGACCAATAAGATGCAGTCGCTAAAATAGATGTATTTGGTATTTCAAATAAATTGTCAAGTTCAACAGACGTAAATTCATTTTTAATAAATAATTTTTTTATAATTATATTTTTAGATTTATCAATGTCAAAAATATATGAACGATTTAAAAAATAAAAAGAATAATTATCTCCAATTTTAAAATATAATATATCTTTCAAATTATAAACGGGAATTGTTAGATCATTTTTTTCTAAAAGTTTTAATTGTTTTAATAAAAACAAAAAAATATTTTCACAATCTTTGTCTGTAATTTTACAGTTATTTAATAAATAATCCAATGTATTTATTTCATCTGCAAAAACGGTTATTTTTAAATTATCATCGTCCACATTTCCAATATTTAAAAAGGTATCAAAAAAGATTTTATATTTTTTATATTCATAAATTTCAAATACATACTTCTCTCCCAATGACGTTATTGATATATTTTTAGTTTTATAAATAATCATTGAAATTAACAAATTTTAATCTTTCTAATATATAACTTAAATGAATAGAACTAAAAAAAAATATAAAAAATCCAAACCAGCCTTAAAATCCAGAAAAAGGTTTACTTCTAAAGCAAGATTGTCTTCATTGCCTACATTTTCTTTTCATACTAAAAAAAGAGAACTAAAAAAACAGCACTCTTATGCACCGACGTTTCACCAACAGATGACACCTTTGGGATCATTTTCTCCTGAGAGAAGTATTATTGGAAATGAAGAATTTATTTGCAATGATGATGAAATATATAGTTCAAAGACGAAAAAATGTTATCCGTGGAATTCGCAAATGGCTAAAAAAATTGCATCAAAAAATTTAAATTCTAACAGAAAATTTAATGTCAATGATATTATTGGTCCAAAACAGGTTATGGGTAATTGTTGGCTGAATTGTTTTTTTGTAATATATTTTATTAGCGATAAGGGTAATAAGTTTTTTAGACATCTAAGAAAAGTTATGATTACGGGTAAAGATTTGGATGGGAATCCAATAAATAAAAAATTACATCGTTTATTATTTATATTTAATAAATATATTGAATCAATTATTAGGGGAAAACATTCAAAAATCAATAAGACATATGCTTTAAAAATAGATACAAACGTATTAATTAAAGAAATTTATAAAAATATTCTTGATGTCAATAAGGAATTAATACCCAATATTAATGAAGCTGGTAGCGTTGAAGGGTTTTATAATGGTTTATTAAATCATATAAATATAGAAAAAAAGGTAAGAAAGAAATTAGTTTCTAATCCGTTTGTATATGACCATTTAATGGGAAAATATACTTTTCAAGAATTAAAAAACTATGTTGAAAATGAATTGTATAATAGTCATATTATTATTCTAAAAATTACAAATGATAATACTAATTCCGTTTTATCAAATAAATATTTAAAAAATAAAAAAAAACCGAAAGAAATAAAAATTAAAAATAGAACATTTGTATTAGATAGTGCAGTTTTACTTGATAATGATAATCAGCATTTTTCAGCTTATTTAACGATTAATAAAAAAGAATATATGTTTGAAGGTTATTCTTATACTAGAATTACACCATTTAAATGGAAAAACAAATTAAATTCTTCAAGAAGTTGGAAAACATTCAAATCGCGCAAATTTGAAGATAATTATAATAATTTTATGAAAGGTTTTCAACTGTTATATTATTATCGTATTTAAAAACTATGCCTTTTTTTTCTTGGTAACTTGATATATGGGTCATTAATAATAGTGTCATCTCTTTCTAGTGCGTCCATAAACAACACAAATATGCTATAGAATATCATACATATAATCGTAATTATTGTTAATAAGATAATGTATGTGTTGATATAATGTGGTTCAAATGACATTAGTGATTTTTTCAATAATCTTTATGAGATTATTGAAAAAAATAAATCAATTTAAAATATTACTGTATATTATATGTCCGCTAAAAATATAGGAATTGCTCAACCAAGAAAAGAAAACCCAAAAAAACGCATAGCAAAGGAGACCAACTCTTATTTTCTGAATAACAATAGTACTATGAATTCATTTTTTAATTTTGGATCAATTTCAACAAGAAAATGTCAAACGTATGATTTATCGGGTTGTGTTCTTAAAAATACAGGTGACCGAAAAAAACGCGACCAATCTCTTTTGGAGGGTCGCGTTGGTCAAATGGACCGCTTAAATCGTTTAAAGGCAAACAATAGATCTAAGGAAAATAAATCTTGTTAATTTTTTGAAATTCTAATAAAAATATAATTTAAAGATTATTTTAAAAATTAAATTATAAATGATGAAATTAAATTATTTTAACGGTCGTGGTCTCGCTGAAACAAGTCGTTTAATTTTTGCGGTATCTGGTAAAAAATATGAAGATTTTCGTTATCCTTTGGAAATTATTGATTGGAAGACATATAATATGGTTCGTAAAGAATTTGATGAAGATAAAGCATCCGGTAAATTATGGAGATCAATGGGAAAATTGCCATTTTTAGAAGTGGATGGTCAAGTTATTAGTCAATCCAAATCAATAGAGAGATACCTAGCGCGAAGATTTAAATTAATGGGCGACACCAATGAAGAAAGTGCGTTAATTGATAGTTATTGTGAATATATTCGTGATTTTAAAACAGCTTATCAAACGGTTAGAAAGGCGGAAAATAAAGAAGAAGCGATGGAAAAATGGTTTGGCGAAACATTACCTGAAAAATTATCTTCTTTTGAAAAAATATTATATGAAAATACTGATTTTCAAAATACATCTTCCCAAATAAAATCAGTATTGGAGGAGAAACGATTTTCAGTAGGGGATAAATTATCATTGGCGGATATTGTGATTTATTCATTTCTGGTTGATTTCTTTGATAATAAAGAAGGTGTAAACAAATCTTTTGAACAGTGTAAAACATTAAGAAATATTGTAAATACTGTTAGTAATAATCCAAATATTAAAAATTGGGTAAAAAACAGAGCTGAAACGGCTTTTTAAATTAACTCCAATAAATATTATTTTAATTAAAATAATATTTAATTTTTATTTAAATCGTGTTTATGTCCAAACAATTTCATAATGATAACACCTATAATAACAAAAACCATACCCACCAGGGTTTCTTTATTAATTTCTTCTCCTAATAAAAAATGTGCACCAATCGCTGCCAATACAATAGGTAAAGTATGTGCGATAGTGATAACGATATGTGCTTTTTTCTTAGATTGATTGATTGCGCTAAAATAAAAGTATTGAGCAGCGGCACCTCCCAACGTAAACAATATAATTGCTAATGATAAAATTTTTGGTTTGTTTTTAATAATAAATGTTACATCTTTCGTAATCTCATTTTTAAACATAAAATAAAAAGGCATTGCCGATAAACCATAAAATAAACATTTTAAAAATGCCGCACCTTCTATGATGGAAAAGCCCAAAGAAGATGATGATATTGCCATACCACCCCATAAAGTTGATGTTATTAATGTATTTGTAAACCAATCTAACATTATATATAATATAATTAAAATTATTTTTATGTTGGTCCATAATTTTTCATAATATAAATACCTAGTATTACTAATAAAGCACCCATACACGTAAATTTATTTATTGGTTCGTGAAATAATAAATAAGATCCGATAACAGCAAATACAATAGGTAAACTGTGAACAATAGTAATTATAATGTGAGCTTTATTTTTAGATATATTAAATGCTGAAAAATATGTATATTGAGCAACTGAATGCTCCAAAAACATAATAATAATAATAAGAATTAAAATATATGCATCTTGTTTCCATATTCTATTTAAATCACCTACGATTTCTTTTTTAAAAAATAAATAAATAAATATACTAGTTATACCATATAAAATTGTTTTTATAAAAACGGCGCCTTCTCTACTTTCTTTACCTAATTTAGCACCACATAAAACCATACTACCCCAAAGTACAGAAGTTATTAAAGCATTATTAAACCAGGTTAACATTATATATTATAAATATTATTATTATAAAAATATTTTTATAAAAATAATATTTAAATTTTTAGAATATTATTCCAAATAATATTTTTTAAAACTATTTAAGATAATATCAATACCTTAAATAAAAATGAAAAGTATTAAAATTATTTTGTTATATTTAATATTTTATAATTCAAAATCGGAAAACTTAATTAATTGTCGTGAAATTGGAGATATGACAAATAATATAAATAATGAACCATTTTATTCAATTAAAATTTTATCTTGTATGGTACCGTATAGTAAAAAAATTATTGAACAATCAAATCAATCAATGATAGATATACATAGCAACAATACATTTAATTTTTCAAAAACACAAGTCTTGGAAACAGACTCGCCTTCACCAGCGCCTTCACCGCCGACAGCACCTACACCAGCGCCGACAGCACCTTCACCGCCGACAGCACCTTCACCGACAGCGCCGACAGCACCTTCACCTATAGCGCCGACAGCACCTTCGCCGACAGCACCGACAGCGCCTTCACCCGACACTTCTCTCGTACCAAATAATATAATAACGAATGACATAGAGGAAATAGAAGAAAATGAAAAACCGCCAGAATCAAGTAATTCAACATTGGCTGGAAAAATAACGGGGGTTGATATAATACTTATAATAATCTTATCAATTGGTTTACCCTGTGTTGCGGCAATATTATTATTACTCTTTATTTATCAAAAAAAATGTAAAAATTGTTGTAATAGAAATTGTAAAAATAAAGTAAAAAATGATACGGTGATAGATCTTGAAAATGGCAATATACCAATAGCAAAACCACCAAACGACAATATTCCACCAAATCAAAATATTGCAACAAAAAAAAGTGTGGTTAAAAAGAGTGTTAAAAATGTAAATAGAAAAGAAAGAAAACAAATTTTATTAAAAAACAATAAAAAAATGTCTGATTCTAATATTTCAAATGATACTGAAGAAACAATTGAACGGAAAACGAGGGAATTAAATTGATACTATGATTATATAATTCCTAATATCATATAATCCCAATACAAGATGGTAAAATTTACCAGATTACTTTATGCTTATGACGAAGTCGTTGTGAATATTATGATGGCGCTACTTGAAAGAAAAGATTTTAACAAAGTTATTTTCTGGTCTTCAGAATTATTTTATAGTGGGTTTCTGAGAGAATTATCAGAATTGGTATGGAAGATATATTATGATTTCTATGCTCTTAATATACCTTTTTACAAAATTAATAGCAGGGTTATAAAATTTAAAAAAACAAAAAACTATGAATCTTTATTGGGAATATTTTATATATTGTTTCAAGATGAACCTACTTGCGAAATATTTATAATAACAAAAATGTTGAAACATAAAAAAATAGCAAAAATAAATAACTTTGAAAATATCTTTAATATTATTAAATCTTTGCTTAAAACAAAAAAAATGTATCATATTTTCAACTATTTAAACGCTGCAATTCATCAAAACGAGAAAGAGACGATAAAACAATACAATATATTTATAAAAAATGTAAATGATCAGTCAACAACATTTAAAAAAAATACAAAATCACCGAATATATTTGCACAATTAATAAATCATCTTATAATCAATGCAAAACTTTTAAAAAGAAAAAGAAAAAGATACAAACATCTTTCAGACAATTTTATTCAATATTTTAAAAAATTACATATAAATAATCATTCAATTAATATTTTGATTGAACAAAGAAAATATACCATAGATGACAACACTGGTATATTCAACTTAGAGAGACACCATATTGACAAACCAATGTCGGACATTTTCTGGTATGAATGGGAATACTATTCAAAAAATACACCATATTGGCAAGAAAAATATAATAAATACGGCGTAACGTGGGATGAAAAAAATATTATTTTTCCAAATGATGATAAATTAGAAGATTTTTATGATCATTATAATTATGAATTAGATGAATTGCCTTTTGAAATAAGTAACAAAAGTATTAAAAAATTGAAGAATGTTTCAATATTAGAATTTTTATATAAATATTTTAAAATACTAAATATACCATTTGAAAAAAATAAAATTGATATGAAAAAATCTATAAAATATTAATAATATAATATAATATAATGCCTAAAAAAAATTCAGCTGGTGGAAATCGTCATAAAAAAATGGCTTCAAAGTCATTCAAAGAACCAAGACAAAATAAAATGCGATATGCTCAACCTGGAGAATCGTATGCTCGTGTTTTAAAAGTTTTTGGTCAAGGTATGGTTGACGTTCTATGTAATGACAATGTTACGAGACTTTGTATTATTCGTAAAAAATTCAAAGGTAGAAATAAACGCGATAATAATTGTACAATTGATACTATGGTACTTGTCGGCTTACGCGAATGGGAAGTTATTGCAGTCAAAAAAAAACCAAAAGTTGACCTATTATATACATACGATAAAAATCAAATTCCCGAACTTAAACTGGCAAAAGGATTTAATAAAAGTATTCTCCCGGAGTTTGTCAACGAAGAAGATAATATGGATTCATTCCAATATGACCGAACTTCGTCAACTCAACAAGAACTTTCTATTGAAAACAAAAACATTACACAAGAAAATAAAACTATAGAAAAAAATGAAAAGTATAAAAAGTTTGCAGACTTTGATTGGGATGAAATTTAATTGGATAAATAAACCAACGATGCTTTTGAAAAAACAATCTTATTTGAATTTAATGGATATTCTATTCTATATTCTATATCACTCCATTTAATATATTGTTTTATAACTCTCCCCGGGCCCTTGATTTCATTAATATTTTTAACATTTTTTTTAAAATCTAATTCTTTAAACCATACCTTTGCATTAACTGGTAACATTTTATAACTTTTTCTATCTGTAGTCATTAATTCTCTATACCTCATTTTGCTGCCGTTTAAAGCATTTATAATTGACATATATATATTATTCAATATTTTTTATCAATATAATAACCCAATCCTTTATCGTCATTTTTAAATACATAACCACTTTTGGCGCCATTAAAACCTTCACTTGATATAAACGTTTCAACGTTTTGTTTATTATAAAAATAAAAAAAACATCCTAAAATAAAAAAAAATATCAAATAATTAATCATATATGTTATCATATTAAAATAATTTATATAATAAAAACCAATTTTGTTATACTTTATTCGGGGACCATTTTTGATAAAGGTTCTTTGATAAGTGATGCCCGGGTACTTGCGCCATCATTTGTTATATCATACGTTAATCTCCCACAATTATCTATTATTTTTGAAAGTGGGATAACCCAATATAAAATATCACTATAAAATATCCTTTGATCGCAAACTTTGCACCAAACATCTTCTTCGCCCAGTGTCCCATTAGCTTTTATTTTGTTACCATCGTGGTCAATTAGTTGACATAAAACTTTTGTATTATCGGGAAACATTTTATAAGATGTAACATCACCTGTTGTCATTCCTTTAGTAAAATACAAGCGTTCTTCTGTAATAGCGTTAATCATTGTTTAATATTTTCTTCAATAATTGAATAATTTTTTCATATCAATTTATTTTTTAGCTCTTGAATATCTTTACTCTGTTTTTTTATAATTTTTAATAATAATTCAAATACAATCTTAACATTTCTTATATTATAACACTTGGAATATTCGGTTGTATTTCTTTTAAGAATAATATTTATATTATCTTTTAATAATTTTATCATTTCCTTTTCTTTTTTATCTCTCTTATTTTTTTCTATCATTTCTTTTAATTGATTTACGAGTGATTCTACTTTCAAATCTGCCATAAATATTAATTTGAATTAATATTTAATATTATTCAAGTCATTTCTCTTTTTATTAAACTAGTTTCTTTTTTATTTTCTGGGTGTATTTTCTCTGAACCCAAGAATGTTATACCTAAACTTCTCTCAGAAATATTATTGATAATCTTTTTAATTCTATTCAAATGCCAAATGGATGAAATGATTGTTATTTTTTGAATGTGTTGCTTTTTAAATATTTTAAAAGAAAAAATAACGTTTTCAGTTGTATCCAATGATTTATTTTCAAGTAAAATATGATTTTTGTTAATATCAATATGTTTTCTTATATATTTTGACATTATATATGCTTGTGTATGCGTATTTTTGTTTGTATTTCCGCCTGATAAAATCACTTTATCACCCTTTTTATATTTACTTATAAATAAATCCAAACGTTTTTTTAATATTGGATGAATTTTATTATTTTTATTTAATTTGTAACCAAATATAACATAGAATACCATTAAATATATGTTATATTTTATTGTTCTCTTAAACTAGATAAAATTACTTCTTGCATTATATTATTATCTTCTTCTTCAATTCTTCTATTTATTATATTATTAATTGTTGATACATAATTACTTAATGTATTTAATATAACATCGTTGTCTTCAGAAATGTCTTCTGTTAAATTTCCAGAAATGTCTTCAGTTAAATTTCCAGAAATGTCTTCATAAATTTCGGTTGGATTGTATTGTATATTGTTTATATACAATAATGAATCATTTATATAATTTATAAGCGAGTTAATTGGCGCATCAGTTAGTGCATCAGTTGGTGCATCAGTTGTCGGTTGATGTCTAATTTCTATTGTATTTTTTAATTGAAAACGACATACTGGACAAGTCGCTTGATTATTTAAAACCCATTCTTCAATTGCATCTGAATTAAATAAATGACAACACGGTAGTTTTGTTACACTTTCCTCATTTTTGAAACAAATCATTGTTATTGGACATTTGCAATTTAAATTTTCATTTGTATCGCTGTAAATATGTTGTTTTAATTCACTTTTATTTGCAGGATCTAATACAATTTTATACCGAATTTGTTCTTCATTTAATGTATTGTTAACGAATGATTGGAAATTCATATTTAATAATATAATTATTAAATATTATTAAATATTAATCAATTTTAATTATATCCGATTTTTTTATTTTCATTTTTTTAATTTTATTTTTTTTTTTTTTTTATTTTTTTTTTCTTTTCAAAAAAATTTTTTTTGTATTTTTATTATTTTTTTCATAAAAAAGAAAATATAAAGAATTTAATGAAGAAAAAAATGGAATGGTGTTGTCCCAATAAATATCGTTAATTTCATTTATTTTGGTAAGAAATTCATTGTTAATATTATTATTAATAAATTTATTAATATTATTATTTTCAATATTGAAATTATATTTAACAATTTGCGATAATATGAATTTTTTATTTAGTATAGAACGGTTTTCATTTACTATTTTTGATATTTCATCCTTATATAATACATTATTGCTTAGGTCTTTTTTTTGTTTCAATACTTTTATTATTTCCCGTTTACTATCAATATAAAAAAAATATAATTTAATATGTTTAACAGTATCTTTATAGAATTTATTAAATATTTCTTCTTTAATTGAATAATTTTTTAACCAAGAGTCATCTAATTCGTCGCCAATTTCATCACCAAATTCATCGTCTAAGCTAAATTCATCGTCTAAGCTAAATTCATCGTCTAAGCCAACTTCAGCTAAATCCATAAATATTATATAAGTTTATTTTATCTTAAATTTTTAAACTTAAAAATCAATAATTTCTTTGACGGTTTCCTCGGCTATTTTTTCATTCATATCTTCATCTTCGCCATCGAATTCATACATATATTGATCTATAATATATTGTTTTTCTTGATCTGTCATTTCTTCATTGTCTTCATTTTTTTTAACTTTTTTCGCTTTAAGTTTTTCAAGTTTTTGCTGTTCAATATGTTTCTGTTTAATTTTTTTTTTATCATTTTTTGATATAGCAATATTAAATAATGATATATCTCGTTGTGTTGCATTTTTTTGCGTTTTAAAATAGTCCATTGTTTCTTCTTTATTAAATCTACTTTTGTAAACTCGTTTTTTTCCAAAACCGCCTTTACCAAAACCGCCTCGTCTATTATCAAAACCGCCTCGTCTATTATCAAAACCACCTCGTCTATTATCAAAACCACCTCGTCTATTATCAAAACCGCCTCGTCTATTATCTCTATCAAAACCGCCTCCGTCCCTTCTATCACCTCGTCTATCATCTCCGAATGAATCATTTAAAGAATTAAAATCCTTAAATCTTGAATTAATATTATTTGTCGTACCGCCTCTATCTCCAAATGAATCACTTAAGGAATTAAAATTTTTAAATCTTGAATTAATTTTCGGATTATCTGCGTTATCTGACGATGTTTGAAAATTTTTCCATCTTCCATTTGTTTTCAATTGTGGCGTTTGATACGTGTTTTTCTTAAAAGAATTTCCTTTATTCATTTTTAATATAGTTATATCATATATTTTTATATATTAATTTATATCAATTTATTTTCAAATAAATATATTATGTTATATTATAATGGTAAATGCTTGGATTAAACACGTTGCTTCTACACGAAATTCTAACCCGGGAATGAGTTTGCGAGATGCTATGAAAGCTGCAAAAAAAACATACAAAAAAACAACATCAGTCGTTGGAAACGTTGTTGGAAAGTTAGGTCCAACGAAAAAGAAACGTCGTAAAAGAAAGGGTCGTAAAAGTAAGGGCCGTAAAAGTAAGGGCCGTAAAACAGCGAAAAAAAGCCCCAAGAAGCGTAGAAAACGCCGCTAAGACATTATAAATATTTAAAAATAATTAAATATTTATGCATATTTAGATAATTCTAAAAATTCTGTTGAGTTTAAATTGTCATATAATTTATTAAAGCTTTTTATTGTTTTTTTTACAGTCAATCTTTTTTTTGGATTGGGTTGGATATTTTTCCATAATATATCTGTTATGATTTTTTTATGAAATGTAGGAAATTTATTTGGTATTTCCTTTAGAATCAAATCATATTGTTTCAAAAACATAATAGATAATGAATAATTATCCCAAGTTTTATAAAATTTATTTACAATATATTTAATTCTTTTTAGAATGTCTGGGTAATCTTTTTGATAATTCATTAAAACGCTAATACTGTTGTCATAAAATGTATTTTTATCAAGATCAAAATATCTGTTAATTTCTGATTTAAATAAACTATTATTTGAAATACATTCATTCACCATATCAGTTATATCGTATAAATCGGGATTACTATTGATGTTTAGTAAATAACAAATATAATGTATTTCAATACACCAAACATCCATTTTCGGCACAAATACGTAAAAATATTTCTTTAATTTTTTTAATGAATCAAATTTTAAGTATTTTATTTGAAATGATAAACCAAAATCAATAATGATACCGCGTTTTACTTTAGTATCATACAATAAATTATCCCATTTAATATCGTAATGTATTATTTTTTTCTGTGTTAAAAACTTAATACCTTCCAATGCATCTTTATAAATATCAAAAAAAATATACACAGCTTCCGTTCCTCTAATATTATCAATGGTATCAATCATATTTGTACCGTTGACTTTTTTTAATTTTGCCAATATCATTTTATTATCCATATATTTATTTGCCGAATTACATTCGTATTTATCTTGATCACTAATGTCTTTAAATTCAATAGGACAAGTACTAATAATAGGTGAAAAGTATTTGCTATATTTATTTGATTCTAAGATTAGTTGACCAATTTCCAATTCATTATTAAGACGATAATCATCATCGCGACGCATTACAATTAATTTTGATACGTGTTTTCTGTCTTTAAAGTCTTGCTTACCATTACACAACAAATGCGGCTTGAAGACGCAGCCAAATGTGCCTTGTCCAATTAAAGCTCCTCCTTTCAATATTTTTTTTTTTCCTCCTTCATATCTTTTTCCGGTGTAAAACTTAGATTTATATTTAGGTTTGTGTCTTTTTGAGGTTTTTTTTTTTAATATTACTTTGGACTTATCTAAATCAAGTTGTTGTTGTTCCCATTTTCTTTCCGCTATTCTTCTCCGTATTCGCATTTTTCCTTTTTCTTCTTCGGTCATATCTCTCCTCGTTTCATAATCTACATCTTCGTCTTTTTCTCTTTGTTCTCCTTGTTCTCCTTGTTCTCCTTGTTCTCCTTTTGGAAAAATATCAACATATTTCCAATCTAAACAACAACTGGAATCAAAAAATACTTCCCCATGATATTTTTTATTTATACCAGCTGTTATTTTATTCTTATTTTTAAAGTTAGTTTTTTTTCCCAATATTTCCACTATTTTTTCCGCAATTTTGACAGTTTCAATCAACTCAATCATTTTTTTACCCATTTCTTTTATAATATCTTTAATTGGTGCTATAATATCTTTAATTATTGCATCCATTAGAGTATAACACGGTATTAATTTAAGGTCTCTAATAATATTGGAAACATGTTTAAGTTCGGGCATTTTGCCCCGTTTTTTTCTCAGTTTTGTTGTTAAAAAATTTAAACTATTATGAATAGCATATGGCAACCCTAATCCAAAGGATCTATTTAGTGGATTTTTAAAATTAACTTCGCACATATCATGATAAAATATAGCACCGGGGTCATCTATATATAATTGTAAATCTTTTTTAGTTAATTTACCGTTGTTTTCTTTTTTGATTAATTGTATTAAAAATATTTCGGAATCCAATTTATCTATTATTTTCACGACTTTTTTAATAATTGTTATAATTGTCTCTTTAATCTTTAACAAGTCAATAATTTGTTTCATTTTTTTTTCGCCAACTGTTTCGCCTTTCTCGATTTTTTTAATGGTTTCTAATGGACCTTTTATTTCCGTTTTGTTTCTTCCAAAAATTTTCGCAAATTTCGCTGGCTTCATTTCACCCCACCAATGTTCGGATGAACATTTATTTTTGTTTTCTTTTCTAAATTCTTTTTTTAAAGAACGAATTATTGTTTGAATTAATTCTTTAATTATTTTATTTAATTCTTTTTCTTTTCTTTTCCTTTCTTTTTCTCCATCCCCCTCAATGGGTAAAGGTAAAACACCTTTTAACTCTATCACTTTTTTTATATAAAAAGTTACCATAATACCGTGTATACTGTGAAGAAATGGTATGGCTTTTTCATCAACCTTTGGATTCGCAATTTCATTTAATAGTTGTAATTCTATATTTTTTATTAAATCACATTCAGCTTTTTTTATCATTTTTTCAATGTTAAATAATTCTGTATTATATAATTTATAACCTATTAAACCGGCGGCAACAGCTGCAGTGGCACCTGCATACCCGCCTTTTTGACCGTGATCCATATTTATTTTTCCAACTATTTGTGACATTAATATATCATTACATATTATTTTTTAACCATTTTTGAAACCCAATACTTTTCATTATGTGAAATGAGGTTTCCAAATGATCTTCCGCGATTTTCATTGCTTTACATTCCAAATCTGTCAAAGATTCTATATAACGAACAACCATTTCCTTATCCTCATATTGTTCAATATTAAAACCATAAGTTGATAAATTTGTTTCCTTCGTTTCCTTCGTTTCCTTCGTTTCCATTATCTAATTATGTTACATATTTTTTTATTTATGTTTTTAATTTCAATTTATATTTGGCCGCTTAATCGCATAAAATAATAACGATCTATCTGTTTTGTTTTTTAACATTATTTTGGTTAAATCATAATCCATAACATAACCTAAAGTATTTAAAATATTTATTACTTTTTCAATTTTGTCTACAAGTATAAACTCATTCGTTTCTTTATCAATAAATGCTTGTACGCAATGGCTTTCATCACGACAACAATCAAACGTTTTAAACGGCGATAAAGTACTTCTTGGGACAGTTTTAATATGTTTTTTTAATTCCAAGTCATTATTATCAGCAAGATTGATGACGATAATGTTTTTGTAACATTTTGTAAATGAATCTAAGTGAGTTTGTTTGCTTATTTTATACATATAACATAAGGTTTTAAAAAATAAATTGATTTTATAAAAACTTATTATTTTAATATTAAAATAATAAGATGGCTTCTCAAATTTACCGTTTCAAATTTCGCCAAGAATTTCTTGATACTTTGGTAGAATTTTCAAGAATTCACCAGTATGATGCAGCTAAAGATTTCAAAGAGGCGTTTGAGACATTTTGTGACAATAAAAAAGAAGTTATTAATGACGAGACTAATTATCTAAAAACCTCGGGGTACGATGGAGATGTTATTAAAAAGATTTTTATCAGCGCTCGGTATTATTTTAAAAATAAAGATTATAAACCTCAAGAAACAAAACAACGTAGGAAATATATTACACAAGATAAAGATTTCATTTCTTCTATGGATGAACACGTCATTTGTTCTATTCGTAATAAAGAAAAACCGGCGAAAGCTTTTAACAATTTTAACGATAATCATTCGGAATTGATTGACAATGAAAAAGAAAGATTGAAAGAATTTTTAGATACAGATGATAAAATTACAGGTAAAATTAAAAAAACATATAAAAACCGGTATTATATTCAACAAAAATATTTTAATATGGAAGAACTCTAAAAAAACACACATAACAACTGAAAAAAACGAACTAAAAAAAGAACACTTTTAACAAAAATTATTTTTAAATTCATTAAATGAAATTTTTCTCTTTTTTGCTTTTATTTCTGTTTTTTTTAACCATACAAATTCGTTACATTTACCTACTCTAATATATTTATTAGCCTTTGTTGCTGCAATTTTTGTTCTGTCAACAATTTCTTCTTTTTGTTTTTCTTTAACACAAAATTTGCTTTTTACAAAAACAGAATCTTCTTCTTTAAGTTCTTCAAATTCTTTTTCCGCAGTTGTTTCTACTGCTGTTTCTGCTGCTGATGCTGCTTTTGCTGCTTTTTCTTTTGCCAAACTTTTTTTAAAAGTTTCAATACGATCCAATTCATCATTTTGCTTTTTAATATTCTCTTTCCGATCAATATATAAATCTGAACAGAAATTCATTTTAACAAATTTTCTTGCAACTGTTTCAAGGTAATCATATTTTATATTTTTATTATCTACCCAATATTCAAATCCTTCTTTATCATAGTTATATGACATAATTACTGAACCATCGGGCGTATGTTCAATAATTGTCGTATTGGTCGGTCTATTTCCTGATAAATCTTTTTGTAACGGATATTTATCTTCATATTTATCTTCTACGACTTCGTCATCAAAATCATCAAAATCTTCCAATATATCTTCTTTATTCCATAAACATCTTGATATAAACCAAGCACTTACTGTAAATCCCAAACCGTATACCAATGTACCAACGATAAAATGATTCATATTTTCGTATGCGTATTCAAAATCTGTTTTTTCATTACAAAACATAGAGTCCATATAAAAGAATTAATAAAAAAGTTTTAAATCTATTTTATTAAGTTTTAACATTTGCCGTTCAACATTTGCCGTTCAACATTTGCCGTTCAACATTTGCCGTTCAACATTTGCCGTTCAACATTTGCCGTTCAACATTTTTTTACGCAATTCAAATAACTGTGCGACCTCTTCCGATAAATCAGCGCATTTAATTTTAATATAACTTTCATTTTTATTGTTTGGATGCAAACAAACTAAATATAAATCACCAACTTTTACATTGTAGTTTTTTTCCAAGATGGCTTTATATGTATTTAGTTGGAGAGAATAATGCCAAAAGTTGGTATTCGGTAAATAGTCAATACATTTTGTAGTGGCAGATTCCCATCCATTCAATTTTTTAATCTCTTTGCAGCGTTTCCAATCGTAAATATCAATTGTCCCATCTTTGCGTTGGAATGTCATATCAATTGATCCGGCAAATTTCAATTCTCTATCCCATACCATCCATTCAGTGCGATAAGGTTTAAAACCATCGTGCATTTGCAGAAATTCTTTAAAATATTTATATTCAATTGAATCATTGTTAACTTCCATATTATTGTAAAAACATTCAATATCGTGGTGCATTTTAGTTCCTGCGTCGCTAGCTTGGCGACCATTTTCGTTCCATTGATTTTTAATTTGCTGTGATGTCATTCCGAAATATTTACTTTGGGGCCAGTTCTTGGATGCCATCATTTTATCAATGATTTTTTTAGCATTGAAGTGTGGAAAATGTGAATGATTCCATTTTGTTACTGACATAAAATCGCTGTCGCCATCAATTGTATAAATATGAGGACCTTCTTCAAATGAAATGTGTGAATCACGCTCGTGAGGATGTAATTTTGCGAGATAATCCATTATAACTTTTTAATAATCCAAAAAGTTATAAAAAATTTATCAATTTATTATTTCACCACCCAATTTAAAATTTGTAAAACTTAGTACAGAAGACCCAACCTTTTTATTTACTACAAATCAGACATTGTAACATCACCTGTAAATTTTATTTGCCTTATAGCAGCATAATTTCCAGTTCGCCCATGAAGAATAATACGCCAATATCTATATTTTGCTGAATTGGAAATAGCTATTATTTTTTTTTGCAAACCCGTTTCTCCGGTTGTCAATAACCCAGTTGTTCCAACACCGGTGTATGTAACATTTGGTCCAGTGTAAGACGTCCAACCTGAACTCCCCAATACCGAAGATGTTGTTGTTGTGCCAAGATAATTTGTCCAATCTGTACCATTATCAGATCCTAATAAATAAAATTTATCCGGATGATGCGTTGTGTATCCTGATCTTTGTGTAAAAGTTAATGTTTTTAGTTGTATTTTTACCCCATCGTTTAATATAAATTCAAACCATAAACCATAAATGGTTCCACTTCCATTTACATTGGTTGTTTTAAAATTAGTGTTGTTAGTGGAATCAATAATTCCACCACCGGGAGACGAAGCCCAAGTATGAGTACCGCTCTTAAGTTTTGTGTTAAATGGGTCTAAAATGAATTGTCGTGGGGTCCAATTTGAATATTGTGTTGATTTAAAATTAAATCCCGAATTTTTTATGGTTTCTTCTCCAGAACCGTTGCTAATAGTGGCCGAAGTAGATGTACTATCCGTAACGTAGAATGATCCAGTATTGAATATATCAATCATTGTATCTATATATTTAAAATAATCTGCATTGTTTAATATATCGTCCACATTGGAAATTGTTATGGTTTCACGCAAAAATGTCTTTTACGTCTTTTCCTCTTAGTGGATTCCCAATTCCACCCGGAACTTCAAAAACATTACTAATATAAAATAAATCCCAAGAGCTGTGTGATGTTGTGGACAGTCCTGAAACTGCAGAAATTTCACCATCTGGACCATTGGTACGTTTACAAACCTGTGGTAATGTAGGATAGGAAGGGACGAAAGAAAAACCTATATAATACGTATATCCCTTAATAACATTTTGTTCTTCTAACCAATCTTTAATGTTTTGTATTTGCTCAGCGTAGCCGTTGGCTGATGATCCTGTTGTGATACCCAAATTGTTTGTATGAACACCACCAAACCACCCAATTTCCAATGCCCTTCCACAATTTGTACCATTGGCCGTGGACCATAGACCGTCTAATTTTAACCAATCATACTTACTAATAGTTTTCCCCTTTATATCACCTATACTAATTGCACCACTCTCAGGCGTACTTGTCCCATCAGTAAAAGGATGATCATAAAAACTATCCATACCAATTTCTTGCGTTGTATGAGCTCCTTCACCATTTATAGCATCATAAATTTCTTTAAAATCAACCTCTGTATTCCCGATTGACATTTATATTAAATAATATTATTTTAATATAAATTTATTCCATTAAAGATTGTACCAATGCTTTCAATTCATCTATTTGCGCCTGTTGTTTATCAATTTGTGTTTCAAGTGATTCAATTTGCGCCCCATAGGTTTCCATTTGTGTTTGCTGCGCCTTAATACCTTCAATTAATAACGGTGTTAATTTTTCATACCAAACTGTTTTATATTTTTTATCTATCGGTGCTTTTGTTACTATTTCGGGTAATACTTTTTCTACTTCTTGAGCACTTACACCAACTTGCAATTTATCATTATTATAACCTAAAGATTTTGCCAATTCATTTTCTACAAAATAATATCCATTGAGATTTTTAATTTTTTCAATGGGTTGTGTGATTTTACCTTTGAATGTTTTTAATCTTTCATCGGAATAATATGCTGTGATATTTCCCGTGGCGCCAATAGTACCGTTTGACGGTGTAGAGTCGGAAACCTTTAATTTAAAACCAGATAAAGAAGTTGTGCCGATGCCCACGTTGCCTCCTTTTGGATTTAATAATAAGTCGTAAAAACTAGATCCATTTATATGGCACCCCTGAATATAACACAATCCACTCCAAGTGGTTCCGATATTCAATCCCCAATAATTTTGGGTATTGCCTGTTACACCATGTCCTAAAACACAAGTAGTCGTGGAATTCCCACCATAAGCACTTGGTATTGTGTTGGATTCAGTGCCAGATGATAAATTATTGGTTACATTAAGTGTTGCCTTTGGCGAATTCGTGCCGATGCCCACCTTGCCAGTATTATAATAAATATTAGACGAATTTTGGTCCCACACACTACCACCACCCATCTCCTGCTGCATAGTCACCCAATCTTGTGTGGCAATGGGCTCGTAAGCGATGGTTGGAGTTCCTGTGAAATTTGGATCGGCCAATGGTGCTTTTTGTGACAAACTAGTAGTTATTGTTGCGGCGTAATTTTGATCGTCACCCAAGGCCGATGCTAATTCATTTAATGTATCCAATGTTTCCGGGGCCCCGTCTATCAAGAGATCGGACAACCCTTTAATTGCATTTTTTACATAACCTGTTGTCGCAACTTCATTACTGCTATTATCTTGTGGTAATTGTGGTACAACTACCATTGATGCAAATGATAAATCTACTTTACCACCATTTACCACAATACTTGATCCACTCACTTTATTGCTGTAAAATACACCGTTACAACTAATATCATTGCAGCAAATATCACTCGTATTTACTAATTTGTTTTGTTTACTAATTAAAACATCATTTATTCCCATATTAACATTTGTTGATAAATCTAGAATTTCATTCACAATATTCGTTCCACCAACCCACAAATTATTGAAACTGACATCATTGCCGCATAAATCGCCATTACAAGATAAATCAACAACTCTTAATTTTGTCGCTATTATATCATTGCAACTAATATCATTGCAACTAATATCAACCGCATTTGTCAATTTATTTTGTTTAGTAGTAATAACATCAATAATATTTATAGAGTTACCCATATTTGAATGGTTACTACATTTATAATATAATATATCAGGTGTTGAATTTGTAACTTTTATTAAAGTATATACACCATCGTTTGATTCGGGAATTTCATTTATACCGTATGTTACATTTAATTCAAATAGCGAATCTTCTTCTGTGTACAATCTAAGAGGGTGATTAAGATTTGTATTATCAGACTGATCAAATTTATATGTCATCCCTCTAATTAAATTTAATATTGGATGCGAGACATCATCTATAAGAAATTTTTGGGAATCAACTTTTACCGAATACACAATATTTGGTGGATTTGTTATTCGTAATGATGTATCAGTCTTCTCCGATAAATCTTGTATTTTATTTACAACGTTTGTTCCGCCGACCCACAAATTATTAAAACTCACATCATTACCACATATATCACCATTACAAGATAAATCAACAACTCTTAATTTTGTCGCTATTATATCATTGCAACTAATATCACCATTGCAAGTAATATCACCATTGCAACTAATATCATTGCAACAAATATCACTCGTATTTATCAAATTATTTTGTTTAGTGTCTAAAATATTTGTTATTTTTGTATTAGAATTTGATGATAAATCTAGTATTTCATTCACAATGTTTGTTCCACCGACCCACAAATTATTGAAACTCACATCATTACCGCATAAATCGCCAGATAATTTTAATCGCATTGTTTCAATACCATTTGTAATAAATTTGATACCGTTTGTATTATGAGCTGTAATTTTTGTGTTTTGATCCAATGAAATGACACCACCCAATCCACCCCAATTTTGGCCATCACATCCTTCAAATTGACTATCATATGTATTAAAACGTATACATCCCTGAAAATCTCCTTCAGATCCCGATTGTTTTCCAACCCAACTGTTATCGCCAACCGGTAATCTAACGGCATCATTTGCCGAAATATCCAAAATTACCTTTGGTATCATATTATTAATCCCAACTCGTCCACCAAATGGTTGAAGTGACAAGTGTTTTGTTTTTTTTTGATTTATGTGGCTAATATCATCATAATTTACACCGTTATTTTGCAATTCAGTTTGTATAATATTAGCGCTGAAATCGGGAATATCATTTAATTCGCCAAATAATTGAATACCACCAATATTGCAAGAAATATCCAAATATATACCCGATGTATCTTCACCATCGTTAAATATTTGATTAAAAATAAATCCAAATTTTGTATAATTATCGCGTGCAAAATTATTACTTGGATCCAAATTAAAATAATAATATTTATCTTCTTGGAAATAATCTTGTTCTACATTTGAAATATCTTTCTCATCAATTAATTTCCAACCAGCTCCTTTATCTGCAACCACATACCATTTTGAAGGCATATTTTTACTTAAATCGCCTGGCGCAGGTTTGAATCCATAATATTTCAATGTCCATAATTGAGGAAATGTGATATCTATTTCTTCACCACTTAATGAAATGTCTGTATCAGAGATGTCATAATTATTAGAAATATCCATAATAGAGATTGAAATAGTAGAAGGAATTGTGGTTATATTTGCAGATATATCTTTATTTATGTAACTTTTCTCAGATTCCCAGTAAGTTGCACCATTATCAAATAAATGCCAAATAGAGGAATTCGTTGTTCTTGTTTCATTTAATGTATAATCGCCCTTTGAATACGTATTATTTAAAATATTACTGGTATTGCTAACCATATTAAATGGCACCATATTCAAAATAGATCTTCCGAGTAACATATTGAATGTCCGCAAATTTCCAGAAACATCAAAATCAAATTTTGGTAAATATTGATTAAAAGGATTGCTTTTATCCAATAAATTACCTCTTTTTATATTAATTGCCACTTTCTCATTTACATAAATATTACCATTTTTATTTGCAGCCCACGCGGAACCTCCCACCGACTTAAGAAGTTCATCACCTACATTTTTTCCACCAACAGTTAAATTTCCAGTAATATTAACACTATTATTAATTTTCGTACTTGTATTAATATTTAACTCCGATGAATTTAATTTAAATTGTTCAGTCGCACTATTAAATATACTATAATCGCCCGTATAAGTATTTTTTAAATTAGTGGTTGTTAAATTAAGATTTGGTCCTGTAATATTTAAACCCCCAACAGCAGTCATATTTAAAATTCCGTTAGTATTAATATTGAAATTTCCACTGATATACTGAATTTTATTGTATTGATTTTCAAACCAAATTCTCCCACCATTACTTATCGTAAAATTTTTTGTTGTTAATTCGCTCTGGGTTAGCGTCAATGCTGCATTTATTTTCATTTCCGAATTATCAATAGATATTATATTTGTTGCACCATTATAAATATTGTATGATCCATCGTAATATGTATTTAATGAATTTTCATTATCATCGTATACTATTTTATTAGTGGATGCAGAACCTGTTATACCAAATTCAATATTTGTTTTTTTATTTGCATCTGAAGCCAATCTTAAATGATAATCATTTGTATCTTTTCCAAATTGCAAACCTTCTAATTGTGCACTACCATTTATTGTATTATCATTATCAACCACGTATAATTTTCCTTTGTAATCGGTTTTATCATTGGCACCTATTGTACGATTATCTGATCCGATACTAAAATCACCCTGTTCATTTATAAAAATGTTATCAGTATTGTTTGTATTTAAAATTATATTATATGATGCATCAATATTTAATGTTTTTTGACTATTTGCAGCGGCTTCTTTTTTTATTGAAAATGTTTTCTTTGAGTCTATATAAATACTATTCCCACTAGCGAAAATTTCATCAGCTATTATTTTATCCGTAATAACTGTTGTGGCAGTAACATTGGTGGCAGAAATATCAATACAAGATATATTCCCAATTAAATCAATATTGGATCCGGAAAAATCAGTTATATAAGCTTGGTTAGTATAATGGTGAGTCTTCCCAATATTTTTAACAAGTATCGTATTACTACTGATATCATTGCAGCAAATATCTTTCAAAATATTTAAATCACCCTGTCGCGTTAAAACAAAAATATCGCCATTACCACCTTCGCTAATTTGACCAAGAGTATATTTCATAACCGCACTATTCGCACCAGATGAATCAATGATACCATCTTTTCCCAATAATGTGCAATATGAAACATCTGCTGCCAATCTATGATTATCTCCAAATAAAAAATTGTAATCTCCTTGAATATTATGATTTTTACCATAAATAAAATTATAATTAAGTCTATTTGGTATTGAAGTATCAATATTTTTACCAAATAAAAAATTATAATTACTCTTGTAAATTTGTGGAGAGCCCGAAAGATCGTGATCTTTCCCAAATATAAATGAATAATTTGCAAGTGGAATATTTAATTCATCACCAAAAGCAATTGTATTATTGCTTATACCGGTTATTTCTCTCCCAATCATTAAAAGGGGTAAATCAACTTTACTACAATCAATTACAGCTCTTGGTTGATAAGAACCTATCCCTAAATTATTTTGTAAATATAATACACCATTTCTACTATAGTCAATATTTTCATAAGCTTTTGATAAAATTGGAACAATTTCAGCGCTAGAAATATCAAAGACAGATCCAAAAAAAGTATTTCCGCGAAGATTTAAAAAGGATGTTGATATATTTTTAAAACGTTCCCAATAAACATCGGATTCAATACTAGTGTCTGGTGGCGCTTGACCAGCTGCAGCCATTTCTCCATTTCCAATTACAAAATCACAGTTTTTAAAAATAAACAATCCCGATGGGTCGGTTGGGTTGTTACTTTCGGGTCCTGGTCCAACTGTGTATGAATTGGGTAAGACACTAATTAATGTGTGACTTGCATCAATTACTCTATTTTGACCCGTTCTTGTTAATAATTCTTTTCTATAACCACCATTTTCGTGATATAGTGAAATTGTTTGACCTCTATTGGCTTGTCCACCAGTTGCTGTACCTTCAACGATGCTTGTATTAAAAAAATTTAACCGATCTGTTAAACTAATAAATCCATTTACAATTAAACCAGATTTATGAGCTGGTATTGTGGCGGTTCCGGGAATTGTTGAACAGTTAATAAATACACGTTGACCCGTTCTAAGTAGTTGAGAATTTCCTTCTATTGTGTCTGAAACATTTGCAATATCAACCTTTGAAATTGTTAAAACTGGTGCTTGTAATACTGCATTTTTCGAATCATAATGCAGTGTTGTTTGTTCTAAATCCGTTAGTTCGTAACCTGATAATTTATTTATAGAAAATTTTAAACTTAATTCAGTATTATTATCATTTTTAAAAAATGATATACCACTTGCATAATTTCCCGATTGATCTTCAGTAAATGCTAATGATGGTGTATTATCTTCTAAAGGACTATCTATTTGCCCCATTGAAATTCTACTATATGGTGTTTTTGTACCTACACCAAATACAGTTCTCGTGTTATCACTTTTAATAAAAATGCCTTCAATATCGCCCAGTGCATCTTCGGGTTTCGTTAAGGATAATGCTTCAACGTTGTTTCTAGTTACAGTTCCGCTTTGTCCTGCTACTCCAGATAGGCGTGACATTAATATATATTTACTATTTTAAAAAAAAAAATAAAAAAACTTATTTAATTATAATTAAATAAGTTTTTTTATGTAAAAAATTATTTACATAAAATGTAAGTAAAATATTAATATTAATATAATTTAAATATGGGATATTTAATTGAATTATCTTTCAATATCAATAAAGTTTCAAATTTTATTCAAACAAAAGAAATGATTCTTAAAATAGCAGAAAAATACAATAAGACTTTTTCATATAATAATTACGAAATAATGGGGAAAAATAGAACTATTTTTAGAAATCATTATGTAATGACATACCTATTTGATGATGAGAGTGATATCGTGAAATTTATAAAACAGATAAAATTAATGAAATATATTTATATTGAATCAATTTCTTATGATGATTGTGTATTTAAAATGATGTATGCTTCAAAAAAATATTTAAATATAATGGATAAAAATAAAGCCAAAGAATATTTAGAAAAGAAGCGAAACAATACATTATTTAAATTTGATTCGGTTATTATGAAAGAAATGTATAAGAAATAATATTATAATGGAAAAACAAAATTTGAAATATTACCCAATTCATAAATTACCAAGAATTAAACAAAAAAATAAAGCTGAAAAACAAGGAAAGATATTAAAAATAAATACAAAATTTAAAAAATAAATTGATTGTAATTTCTTTTAAAATTTATATATTAAAAATAAATTACACACACAAAAATGACAAATAAAAACATCATTGATCTCTTTGAAAAAATGGAAAACCTTATGTATATTGAAGGTCAACCTTTCAAAGCCAGAGCTTATAACAAGGCAAAGGAAACAATTATGCTTACCAATATCCCAATTAAAACAAAAGAAGATATTCTTGGTAAAGGACCTTTTAAAGAAGGTAAAACGGTTTATAAAGTGTTGACGGAATATTTGGAAACGGGTCAAGTTCAAAAATTAAAAGACGCTGAAAATGATCCAAAATATTTATTTACAAAGGTCTATGGTATTGGTCCCAAAATAGCTGCAAAACTTGCAAAGGATCACGGTGTAAAAACAATTGATGAATTGCGTGAACGACAAGAAGAACTTTTGAACAATGTCCAGAAAAAGGGACTTCAATATTATGAAGATATTTTGGAAAGAATTCCACGAAAAGAAATTGACAAGTATTATACTAAACTTCGCAAGTTGTTCGTAAAAGTAGCAACAAATGATAGTAAAATGCAAATTGTGGGTAGTTGGCGGCGAAAGGCGAAAACATCTGGCGATATTGACATTATTATGAGTGGAAATGCTGATGTATACAAGAAATTCATTGATTTGCTCATTCAGCAGAATATTCTTATTGAAGTGCTTTCTAGAGGAAAAATCAAAACACTTGGTATTTCTAGACTAACACCGTCAGCCACAGCAAGACGTATTGATTTTATGTTTACTACAAAAGAAGAATTTCCTTTTGCAGTATTGTATTTTACAGGTAGTAAAATATTCAACACTATTATGCGAAAACGTGCTCTAGATCTTGGATATACTATGAATGAACACGGGCTTTATCATATGGTGAATAATAAAAAAGGCGATAGAATCCAACAAACGTTTGTAGATGAAAAATCCATATTTGATTTTTTGGGTATTGAATGGCGAGACCCAAAAGATAGAATTGACGGAAATTCATTTCAACTTACGGATGTTGCCGCTAAGGGAAAGACAGAGCAAAAGGTGGAACCTAAGGTGAAGAAACAAACTAAAAAAAACGCACTAAAAAAAAGTCTCCGAAGATCTAAGCGTGCAAAAAAAAAAATCCCAAATAAAAATGTAAATGCTAAAATGAATATTAAGCATTTTAAAAAAGAAGGTGAAGGCTATCTTTATACATTAACAGAAAATGATATTGAAGAAATGGTACAAGAAGCTGATGAATATTATTATGCAAAAAATAAACCATTGATGACGGATGAAGAATATGATATTTTGCGTGAATGGTCTCAGGAGGCATTTCCTGAAAATGAAGTCATTACAAAAGGTCACGAAGGTGTGACGATTACAGCTTCCAAAAAAAAGGTGAAATTGCCCTATTTTCTAGGTTCAATGGATAAAATTAAACCCGATACAAATGTTTTGAACAATTGGATTAAGAAATATCCAGGAAATTATGTTCTATCCGCAAAATTGGATGGAATGAGTTGTTTAATTTGCTATGAAAATGATAGTATTAAAATTTACACTCGTGGAAAAGGTAACGAAGGTTTTGATATTTCGCATCTTGCACCTTATATTACTATTCCCACATTGAAAGATAATGTAGCTGTGCGAGGTGAATTGATTATATCTAAAGACAATTTTAAAAAACACAGAAAAGAATACTCCAATGAGAGGTCATTTGCTGCGGGTATGGTAAATGGTAAAAATTTGGATACATCTAAATTGGCCGATCTTGATTTCGTCGCTTATGAAGTCATTCAACCTGATTTGCCGCCATCCCAACAATATGCTTTTCTAAAATCAAAAAAATTTATAACTGTAATTAATAAAACAGTGAAGAAAATTGATCAAGATATCTTGTCTGATTATCTTATGAAATGGCGAGAATCTTATAAATACATTATTGATGGAGTCATTTGCATTCAAAACAGGAAATACAAGCGTAAAACGAAAGGCAATCCAGATCACGCGTTTGCATTTAAAAAGGTAATGGGTGATCAAATAGGTGAATCTATTGTAACGGATGTCATTTGGTCTAAAACGCAGTATGGATATGTGAAACCGAAAATCAAAATTCGTCCTGTCAAAATTGGCGGAGTGAAAATCACATACGCAACAGCACATAATGCGAAATTTATTGTAGAAAAATCAATTGGCATTGGAAGTGTCATTCAAATTATCCGCAGCGGTGATGTGATTCCAAAAGTTTTAAAAGTTGTGAAACCAGCAAAAGAACCTAAGATGCCGCCACAAGAAATGGGAGTAAAATGGAATAAAAGTGGTGTGGATTTGATTTTGGAAGATATTGAAAATGATGAAACGGTGCGAGATAAAACGATATTGGCCTTCTTCCAAACAATCAATGTGGATGGTTTAAAAAAAGGAAATATGAAGAAAATCATTAATGCTGGGTATGATTCTATTCACAAAATTCTGAATATGTCGGTAGATGAGTTTATGACAATTCCTGGATTTAAAGAAAAATTATCTGAGAAAATTTACGATAGTATTCAAGATAGAATTGAGAACGTGAGCTTGCCTTTGCTGATGGATGCTTCTAATATGTTTGGTCACGGAATGGGTGAAAACAGAATTAAGTTGATTTTGGATGAATATCCCGATATTCTTACGATGAAAGCGAATTCACCCAAGAAACGAGAAATGGTTGTGGATATTGATGGTTTCGCGGAAATAACTGCGAAGAAATTTGTGAAAAACATTCCAGCATTCAAGCGATTTATTAGAGAAAATGATTTGGAATATAAGTTGGAATATATAAAAGAACAAGCATCGTATGATACTTCACACCCATTGTATGAGAAAAACATTTTGATTACTGGTTTTAGAGATGAAGATTTCAAAATGAATATTCGCAATGTAGGTGGTAAAATTGCAAGTGGTATTAGTTCCAATGTGGATATTCTTGTTGTAAAATCAATGGACAGTACAACAAGTAAAATGAAAAAAGCTCAGGAATTGGGAGTAGATATTATGACAAAAGATGAATTCACGAATACTTATTAAATTGATTTAAAAATATTATAGAAATAATATACTATTTTTTAATAATGACTACTTTACCACTAAAAGCTCTTAGACAAATTGGCAATCAAAAATGGTTATCTGGTATTAATAATTTGGTATCAAATAATAATCTTACAAATCAAATTATAAGTTGGTGCGAATCAGGATGGGTGTATTCTATGCATCTTTTAAATATGGAAACAGAAGCCAGTGGAAATACTATAATAACAGTTAGACAAGATGTGTATAAATTGGATAAATATCCGGGAGATATTAAAAATCTATTGGAGTTTATTGTTAGTTATGATTCGGATGAATTAAAAAAAGCATCAGATCTTTGTGTATATGAAGTTAAAAAATAAATTGATATAAAAATTATATAATATTTTTTTTATAAAAAAAATAATGGATCAATTCAATATTACACCACAGGAATTTATTGTAGAGGGGAAACCTTTTAAATCAAAAGCCAAATTTGACGATAGAGATGTGACTATTATTAGTAAGGTAGTAAAAGAAGACGATATTTATAAACTTGTGATCAAAGGTGATTATAAGCGTAGTAGTGAATGTACAATTACTCTAAGTCAACCCGATATAGATTTATCATTGGATGATATGCAAGAATTTGCGATTCGTTCAATGCAAGTTGTTATTCCCAAGTTTATATTTGAAGATTATCCCGATTCGTTGAAGAAGGTGGCGGAGGATGAGGCGGCAGCAGATGCTGTTGAGGAAACATCTGAATAAAGTATAATATTATCTTTTGCGGCGGCGACGGCGAGTTCTTTTTTTACGTTTTCTTTTTCTGCTTTTTTTCTTTAATTTTCTGTTGGATTTCTTGCTATATTTCTTGCGTCTGCGGCGTCTTACGGGTTCTTTTCCTGCTTTTGCGTTTTTCGCCGCCTTTTCTTTGTCCGAGGAGACTCTGACTTTCTCTATTGAGATGGTCGAGTTGGGTATTGCTTGCCTCATGCCTCTCTGTAATCTCTGCGATCCTCTTATTTGTTGCTTCTATGTCGGCCTTCTGTTCTGCTCTGTCGGCCTCCCGTTTTGCTCGATTGGCATCCGCCGAAATTCCACGTAAATTTTCCTCATCTAATCCGCTGGCAAAATTTGCTCCGTATCGATCGGTAATTTCTTTTTGAAAATAAGACGCTGCTCTTCTAATTTCGTCTGCATTATAATCACTAGTTAAAAGGGCCTCGATTTTTGAATCAAAACCTTTCATATGACATTCGTTACCGATATTTATAGAGATTCCACTACTCGAGTCTTTGCTTTCATTTTGAACAAATGTTTGTCTCTTTTTTTTATCATTCAATGTATTTGCTAATGAACATCTTGGTGAAACTACATAACCACAACTAGATTTAGATTCTTTTTCTTTTATTATGGGAATGTAGGCATCTTGGATTTTGGGGCATAATCCTTGTGATTTTTTTATCCTCGTCGCGCCGAATGGATTTTTCGCATCTTTTTTATATTTAAAAATATCCCAACTATTTAATTGAGTCTGACCATTTGGTAGTCCTACCTTCAGCATTTTCATATCCAATGATATGGCATAAAGAGCTTTCCACCCACGTTCATATTTTCCTGCGGCGCATTCTCTGATTACACTATTAAAATCTTCGGCAAGAGCACTAGCTATTTCTGTTTGATTATTAAGAATTTTATTTAATACGGCCAGGTCGTTTGCAAGTGTGTTGTCCCAATTTTTGCGAGCTTCTGCAAGGGCTTTACCCGGGTCCTGTATAAATAAACCAAGATATTCATTAGATTCTGTTACTGGAACGTTTTTAGATTCTGCCATCACTTATACATATTATTCAGATTATAATTTAAATAAAAAGGGAGAACAATGTTCCAGTTCTTCCTCAATATTGCCCACATTACCCAACAAGAATTCTTTCAAAAAAGTACTATGGGATACAATACAAATATTTTTTTCTGGTCTTTCTCTCAGCATTTCTTTAAAATGATCTGAACGCTCTTTTAAATCAAATAAAGATTCTATTTCGGGCGAATCTTTCCAATACGTGGATTCTTCAGGAATATTACTAAAATCAATATCGGGATATTGTACTTTTAATGCAACTTTACTTAATCGGTGATTACATTCTTCTATTGCTTGGGGATATTCCATAATGTTATCATTTGCTATCATTTTTATTTTTGTCTCTTTAAAGATATTTGTTGCTGTTTGTATGGTGCGAGTCAACGGTGAAACAAAAATAATTTCTATATCTTCTTTTTTATCCCAAGTTCTACCCAACGCCAAAGATTCCAAATTCCCTTTCCCCACAAGTGGGGTGTCTCTATATTTCGGCAATGTATATGCCTTTGTACCAATATCTTTAAATAAAACATTATGTAAAGCAGTCCCATGTCTAATGCACCAAATATTTTTCATTTTTATATATTGATAAAAAAAAATGTTTAACTTATTTTATTTTCTGTTTTTTTTTTCCGTTTTTTTTCCCGTTTTCTTTTTTTCGTTTGCTTTTTCGTTTGCTTTTCCTTTGCTTTTTCGCTTTCTTTTCGTTTGCTTTTCCTTTGCTTTTCCGTTTGCTTTTTCGCTTTCTTTTCGTTTTCTTTTTCTTTTTGATTTTTTCCGTTTTTTTACCTTTTCCAACGGGAATTATACCTTTTCCAACGGGAAATGTATATTTTAATAATACATCCTCTGTTCCTATTTTTTTTGGTAAGTAAAGTATTTTACCATTCATTTTAACTGTTAAAAATTCTCCTTTATCGTCAATAACTTCATCTTTCGCAAATTCATAACCAATTTTCGGTCCGTAATTGTTTTCGTTATTAACTGCATAATCATATTTTTTATCAGAATTTAAGTATTTTATTGGTCTTTTATTTAGTGACAAACCTTGTAAACCTTTGTGAACCCACCCACTTCCTGGATCGGGAGGGGTATCATATGTGTCATCAGCTGAATTAAATGAATCCGTGGTTGCGCTTTTTTTATTACAACATTCATCCATCCTATTTTCCATATCTGTTAATCTATTATTCATCTTAGTAATGAATCTGGGGCTGATGATCTTGGTAGATTGTTTTCTTGAAAAACGTAATAATGATGACATTATATAAATTATATAAATATTTTAAAAAGTTGGTTTTGTCAAACTTTTTTAAAAGTTGGTTTTGTCAAACTTTTCTAAAAAATTTTTGTTTAACTTTTCTTAAAAGTTTAAAAGTTTAAAAAGTTATTTGGTATTCTGTTTCCCGATGGAAATCCCTTTTCAAACTCTTCCACAAGTTCAAATAAATCGTCCTGTTTTTCTTTTTACGTTCACCGCTTTCACCCCCCAATATCATTGCCATATATTTATTAAAATGCGCAGAATTTGCGCGCGTTTTTTTACTCCATTCTGAATACACATTCATAACTTTTTTCTGAATTTTGCTTACAATTGTTGACAAATCTTCTTCGGTAAATACAGCCCATTCTCCCTTCCAACAATAAATTTGCTTTTTTTGCTCCCATGCTAAAAAATATCCCTCATAAAAACCCCTTATAATTTTCCCATATCCTTCAATAAATCCCGCTTGAAAAAGATACGTTAAATGGTGTTCGTTGGGAATAATTATATAACACAGACCATTAATGTCATTTAAAGGTTGATCATATATATCATTGCCGTGTAAAATAAGCCATTCAAAAATCGTTTTCTTTTCCTTTTTTTTAAACGTTTTATTCTCCAAACGCTTAATTTTTTTATGCAATTTCTTATTTTCCTTCTGCAACTCCAAAACCATTTTATAAAGACTATGGGGACTGGGTGTCGTCTCAAATGTATCTTTATTTTTTATATTATTTATATTTTGACATTTAATAATATGTTCGTCTTTATTTTCAGAAATTGTTACACTGCAATAAGGACATATATCCATTTTTATACATTATAAAATGATTTATTTTTAAGATCAATTTATAATATTTTGATAATATATAATGTCCATTTGTAATAATTCTTTCCCACTTTTGGTATGTCCCAATCCAAATAATGTTACACATCCGATGACAAATCAAAAACAATATAGAATTTCTGCTTCCCATTATTTAGATTTAAAAAAATCACTCACTGTTATTGGTCCAAGCGGTAATATTATGCGTGCACAAAATCAAAATGTGCCTACCGATAATAATAAATGTGTCTCCAATATAGGTGGTCCAGGTGACAATACACCAGCGTTAGAAACGCGAGGGTTAGTACGAGCAGCACGTAAAAATGACAATGCTGGTGTAGACAGAAAACACGGAAGTTACGAGCGTTATTTAGCTAGAAAGCGAGGATGGAACATTGTTCAACTTGAGTGCGATTAAACATTAAATGTTAACCGATTCTTAATTATGCAAAACTATATACATATTAAGTGACCCTGCCAATAATAACCAAGCAATATATGGAATAAGCAGATATGCAGCCAATTTGCTAACTTTCATAAAATATGTAAATGTAATAATTGTCAATATAATAATTAATATAATGCTTACTAAAGCCGCTTTTATCATTCTATATTTAAAAAATACAGTTGTCCAGGTTATATTAAGAGCTAATTGTATAAGAAATACAGTTAGTGCATCGCAATAAGGGAAACATTTTTTATTATTCCAAACTAAAAAGAAAGAAATAAATAATAAGGTATATAAAATACCCCAAACAATACCGAATACTTTATTTGGTGGTGACCATGGTGCTTTTTTTAGTTTTTTATACCAATCGTTCATATAATATATATTAATAAAATTAATATTTTTATAATATATAATGGATATTCCAGTAAATTGGGCTTTGGTAAATAATGACGTCGGATTATTTTCATTTAAAGGAGATGCAAAACAAGCAAAAGTTGTTGATGTTTATGATGGAGACACTATAAAAGTTGTATTTTCAGTTCAAGATAAATTGTATAAATTCAACTGTCGTATCCAGCACGTGGATACGCCAGAAATAAGAACTAAAAATAAATTAGAAAAACAATTTGGATTAAAAGTGCGTGATATATTGCGAGATAAAATATTGGGAAAAATTGTCAACATTGTTTGTGATGATTTTGATAAATATGGTCGCTTATTAATAGATATAAAACTTGAAGATACATTATTAAGTCAATGGTTAATTTCAAATAATTATGCGTTTGAATATGACGGTGGAACAAAAAAAAGTTGGGAAAAATATTTAACTAGTTTGGTTTAATAAATATAAATACATTCTTAGTATTAATATTTATAAATGAATAAAAGAGAACAACAATTGAAATGTATTCACGAAGAAGCTTTTGAGCTTTTTTCCAAAAAAAATAAAGACTATGGTGATTCCTTCGCCACTTATGGACCTGTTGGCGTGATTGTCAGAATGGGTGATAAAATACAACGGCTTATTTCTGTAACCACAAATGGTGTTCATTTGGTAAATAATGAATCTTTAAGAGATACGCTTATAGATTTGCATAATTATGCCGCGATGGGGATAATGTTAATGGACGAAAAAAGTGATATTGAAACAGGTCAACCAAAAGATAATTTATGAATTAAATAATTTTTTATATTTATTATTGCAGTCTGTTTCTGAAATAAAATACTCAACAATTGGTGCTATTGATAAAACTTCAAATACAGAACTATTAGACATATTATAACGACCGTTAACAGGTATTGAATTAGTTATATAAAATTTACTAATCGCGGTCTTTGCATTTCCTTTATTATCAACGAATTTTTCCCACGAATTATTTGGAAAAACTCCGTGTGTTGCGAATGCGCCAATTTTACAGTTAGCGATATTTTGTATAGCTTCTGCGCATTTTATAAGCGTTCCCCCAGATTGAACCAAATCATCAATAATTATAACTTGTTGGCCCGCTTTAATATGCTCGCGACCGTCTTTTATTACAACTTTGCGAATTTCTCCATCCCTTTCTTTACCACATATTACAAATTTAGCAGTTTGTTTTTTATCTTTGAAAAATCTTTCAAATAATTTTTTATATCTTTTGTGTGCACCATCGTCTGGAAAAGCTATGATTGGTTGCTTACCCAGACTATCTATTTTTTTACATAATAATCCCGCTGCAGTTTTTAATTCCACCAATACGTTATCATTAAAATAAAATTGCTCACTTAAAGCGTGTATATCTATCAAGCCAATTACACTTGGACCAGATGCACATAGTGGTATTGAGGATAATATTCTTGTTAATGTATTTGCCGTTGCAATCTCACCCGGGACAGTTATACGCTCCATTGTTCCAGTTGGAAACCACGGTATTATAACTTTATAATTTATTGCACGATATTTTGGTAAAGCAAACATTACCGCCATTTGTGAGAAAACTGATTCGGGTGTATCTAAAGAAGACAAAAATACAACATTTTTTTGCATTACTTCCTGATGATTTTTTATAAACAAATTTGGCCAACCATCTTTAAATTTTGGCCATTGATTTCCTTTAAATCCTGCGAGATCATCTATTTTTTTTTGATCAGGATTTGAATTCCATAAATCAGAATTGGTTGTTATTTCCCCCAATATTACACTACCGGGTCTTGATTTATTAATTAAATTTTTCACTTCTAAGGCTGTACTATACATACTTGGTGCATAGAATAATAATGTTCCGCATTTAGTATTGGCTTTTCTCTTTCTTGTATGCTTTCCCTTCCTTTTCTTTTTATTAACCCGACTCATTATATAATATAAAATATATTATAAAATATTATAATTCTGAATTTATATTTTGAATATAAAATACGTTTGTTGTTTTTTTTTCATTACAAATACAATAATTGGATATTTTCAACTTTTTGGATATACCAGAATATGAAATTTTAAGTTCTTTTTCAATATCGCGCAAAGATTTATATAATTTTGTATTTTTTTCTAGATCAATTACGAGATATTTATATTCTTGTATATGATTCATTAGTTCTATTCTATGTTTATCTACTATGAAATCGCGTTGATCTTTAGATATTTCTTTATCCATACTTAAATTTAAATGGTAAATAATTTTTAAACATTTTCTATAATATATATATGTTAAAACAACAATCTAATTTTTTAATTATAACTCTTTTAATTTTTACATTTATTTTTATAAGCTATGCTGTTCTACCTTATTTGAAGATTCGGCTACCAACCATTAGTGGTACCGTTGTGAAAGGTACGGGACAAACGTCTCAATATGGATATCCAACCGCCAATATGATCATAGATACAAAATTGGATCGTGGTGTTTATACAGGAAAATGTCAATATGGGAAAGTTACGATTTATAGTGAGGATAATTTTTGTGTAAAATGTCATATCCATAACTTTGCAAATAATATTTTGGGTGATTTTTTAAAAATATCTAAGGTTAAATTTAAAGAACCTTATCCAAATTAAACACTTTCAGGATTTTCAACACTTTCAGGATTTTCAACACTTTCAGGATTTTCAACACTTTCAGGATTTTCAACACTTTCAGGATTTTCAACACTTTCAGGATTTTCAACACTTTCAGGATTTTCAACACTTTCAGGATTTTCAACACTTTCAGGATTTTCAACACTTGGGGGACGCGCGATTGGTAAATTTAGTCGCTCTGCTTCCGAAGGACTAATCTGCGCAACAGTTGCAACTGGAAGGTCCGAAATCCTTTGCGGTTGTGGTGTCCTTCGTTGTGGTGTCCTTCGTTGTGGTGTCCTTTTATTACTAATATTGTTTGTTCTTTTCCGTATAGTTGGTGCCGATTTTCCTCTCGGTTTACTTGGTTGTTTTCGCGACTTTTTTTTTACTGGTGCTGATTTCCCTCTCGGTTTACTTGGTTGTTTTCGCGACTTTTTTTTTACTGGT